TTCTGTAGTATCCATATCTGGTCTGGCAGGAAGATTAGCTTTTTCTCTAATATAATTTTCAAGTTCAACATCTCCGATAACTTGAACCGCACCCGATGATACGACTTTTTGAATAAAATTACCAAAAGAATCTAAATCAACTGGAGCAATATCTTTATGTGTTAATGTTGGATAAATTTCATTATCGTCAATGCCATTTAATTTCATTAATCTAGGAATTGCATCTTTATTAATAGTATCACAAATACATTGTATAATAGTTTCAAGGGCAGCTTGAAACATTGATGTTTTATTTTCAGATAATGCATACGAACCAGTTTTTTCATGACCAATCAAAAGAAAGTCTGCCATAACTGTCATTGCAATACGTTGCTCATATCTTTGTATGGTTATATTCGTATCAAATTGTCTTCTTGTTGAACTTGAACCAAGCATTTCCACATCGTAAACTTTATTGTTATTATCGTCATACATCAACGGCATTATCAAACCTTCTTGTTCATCACGCTTGATATTGGTTATAATTGTTTTATAATTATTGTATGCGGTTTTAGCTTCGTTTGTCTCTTGAGCAAAAATTTCTGGCGGTATCCACATTACAGGGAATCCAGCCAAATCTCTTTCTATTCCTATAGCTTCTATTTCTTCAATATTCTTCTTAAAATACCACGAACGATATGCATTACGAAGCATTGAGCGACCTTCTGGATTTTCTTTATTGCTTCTTGTTCTAAACAATAAAGATTTTTCTATAGGAATTATTCTTTCTATATAATCTGGTGCTGCCATTTGTTTCATTCCAGTAAGCTCATTATCAGAATTATATATCCATTCTGTTAATGTTTCTTGAGCTCTTATTCCCCATTTTGCCCACCCTATTTTATAATCATCATAATTACTTTTGTTACCATCTCTAATTTTGTAACATATCTCCATTAAAGACCATCCGAATGTTAAGAAACTTAATATTTCAGAAACAATATCATTCCATGTCATTTTCATATCTGCCAAACATGTTTCTATAAATTGTGCTTGCTTTATTGCTTCAGGTGTTGTATTTGCAGATTCAGCTCTCCATGACACCTTTCTTATTAACATTTCTATAGCAAAAAGAAATGAACCGATAATAGCATCATTATCTCTCATTTCTTTATATACTTTAGCACCTCTACTGCCTTGGAGTTCTTTTAACCATTCTTCGTATATGAGACCTCCGAATCTTGTTAATCCAGTAAGTCCACGTTCAGAATATATACCAGCCATATTTACCTCCACTTACTATTGCTTTTGTCGATTTTAGGGGCAGCTATTACTATTGTTCTACCAGTTATCATTAATTCTGTAAACGCCCAAACATTTGCATCTAACCTATCTGGTGAATCCATTCCTATTTCCCACTCACATAATTCATCTTCAAGTCTACCAAACGTACCTACGTGATGACATCTATTTTGTTCATATAAAGAAGATATTGGTTCAGCTCTTGTAAGTTTACCTTTTGTTGCATGAACTTTTTTAAAAGATACGTTTTTATCAATACCACGAATCGTGGCTTCAATCATATCTCCACCCTGATTTGCTTCTGCAACAATTCGGTCTGCTTTCCATTTATAATATAAATTAACTGCTCTTGATGCCCAAGTCTTAGGAGTTGCTTTCATAGTACCATCTTCCAAAACATAACCATGGTCATCTATACCAAGACCTGCAACTATAATTCCAGTTTCATTAGATTCTTCTTCACTTGTCGTTGCGGGGTCTATTGCTACTACTATACGTTTTAATGCTGGTGCATGCGAAACTCTTGTTCTTTCTAATATTTCACGAGACCACAAAGCATTTGGATTATCATCTAACATTTCCGCATATAATTCTTGTCGTCCAAGTCTAGTACCTTCATATTTGCTTCGTATTTCTTTTATAAAATTTGGTGCTAAATTATCTTTGTTTTCATAAGTGGTTCCAATTGTTAAAACTGTTGATTCGTCTGCTCTAAGTTTCTTTAAAAGTTTTAACGGTTTGGGTGTTGATGTTACGACAACTTGTGGATTATCTCCTAGACGTAAACCAAACATTAACATATCCCATGTTTCTTCAGGATATTGCCAAGCAAATATTTCATCAGCCCAACCTTTTTCATGTTGTGGTCCACGAAGTTGCTCTGGATTAGCACCAGAGAAAATAAGTGCTAATGCTCCATTCGATTCCCAAATAATACGTCTTTTAGAAGGTTGATATATTGGTTTGTCCCATGGATATGAAATTGTCAATAAACCAGATTCTCCTTCAATCATAACATCTCTTGCATCAGCTGGAGTTTCAGCTATTAAAGCAAAACGTTTGTATCCTTGTTCTTTCCATATTTTAATAGTCTCTGCACCAACTCTTGTTTTGCCCCATCCTCGACCAGCCTGAATTAACCAAGTGAGCCAAACACCTGAAGGAATTATTTGGTTAGGTCTCGCCCATAAATTCCAATCATAATATATGTATTGAATTTCTTCATCCGTTAGATTGTTCAGAATCTCCTGTCTCTGTTCCTGACTCACCTTTATTAGCGATTGCATCAATTTTTCTGATGAGTTTTTCACGAACGTCTTCAATTTTAATCGTACCCCCATCTTTGCCAGTTATTTCGACTTTTTCTGAAACATTTAAGCCAAGAATTTTACAGAGTTTATCCAATGCGTTGAGTTTATCATACAAATCAATTTCCAATTGACCATTTTTGTTAATTTTTACAGTTTTAATTACTGTTGTATCGAGTTCTGCAGAATCATTGATGATTACTCTATGTACATATCTATGTTGTTCTTCACTCCATTCAGATGACCATGTTATAAAATTACCCATGTCAGAAAAAGATATCTTACAAAGTTCAGCAATAACTCTTTCTTTTGTAAAACCCATTTCTTCCATGGCTTGGTCTCTAAGGAATTCTACATATTTTTTTACATAGGGAATATCAAGCATTCTTCTACCTGTTTGATAGGCGGCAGCACCTCTTAGATTAGTTGTTGATTCGGCAGCTTGAGTTATATTAAAACATTTTACATATGCTTGTGCAAATTGTCTTTGTCTTGCATTAGGATTTTGCAGACCAGTTATTGGATTTATTGAAGTCTTTCCCATAACAACCTCCGATGAAACTATAATTATAATAAAGTTTACTATTTTTGTATTCTATTCATTCTTACAAAAGGCAATATTTGCAACAAAAGTATATTTTCAACAAAAGTATATTTGCAACAAAATAAAAACACCTTGTTTATTACAAGGTGTTTAATAAATATTTACTAAGTTACTAAAGAAATGTAATGGTTATGAATGTGAATATAAACAATTACAACAAATCCTTTAAGGAGGCTTCTTTACTAATGAAATACAACCAATGGAGAAAATGTCTGATTGCATCACGCTTGTGGATTATTGGAACGTATAAATCCATTTTTCTTAATTTTTCATCAGTCCAAAAAGATTTATTAGTTGCTGGACTATCGGTGCAAGTTATTTTACGTTTGTCACAAATATATCTGATAACACCAATATTCTGAGATGTGAGAAATTCGTTGCCTATCATCGTTTTTGCTTTACTTCCATACAAACGATATGTTTCGTAAATAACTAAACTAACTTCTGTTTCTGTTTCAAGAAGTTTAAATAATTGTTCTGGTAAATAAGCTTCAACCAAAGACAATTCCCATTTACCATCACTTCTTTTTGTAGCCATACAAACTCCGTTCGTTTCTCCTGGGTCAATTGCAATTACTTTTGTCATATGCTCTCCTTTTGAATAAGTTTTTAAAAACGGTGAATCAAAGCGAGTTTTCTAAATTTTAAAAAACGATAAATAAATAGTTTGTGATAAAAGATGATAAAAATTAATAAAAGATGATAATTTTTGCAATAAAACGTTCATAGTTCTGTATGGTGTGAACGATGTGAATATTCAGCGTAATGATAATTGTGAACGGTATGAATATTCATGATGGTTAAGATACATAATGAATGCAATCTCCTGATTCGTTACAAAGATTTTTTAGTTAAATGGCAGCTCTTTTCTGCTAATTTCTGGAGATTTCTGGAGATTTCCTGCCGTGGGAAAGCGTCAAATTAACACCTTTCCTGACTATGAAATCGTTTGATATCAGAACATTGTAGTTCATTGGAGTTGGGTTCTACCAAGCAGCAATGTTGAAATTAATCACACAAGGGGGGTCGCCGCCAAAAAATTTTACCGATGGGTGCGATTCGTTAAAAAATTTCGGGAAAATTTCGGGCTTGTGTGATTTTTTCCGTTCATAATGTGTAGACCATTGGATTGCCACCGTGGAATGGCAGAAATTAGCAGAAAAGGGCAGAAAAAGGCAGAAAAATCTTTACAATGAATCAGGAAACATGAATTTTCAAGGTACTATAACATTATGAACAAATATTACCATCAGTATATACATTACGCTGAACGTTCATGCCCATCATTATGTGCAGAACTATGTAAAAATATTACCATCACCACGTACAGAACTATGTAAAAATACAATCGTTGTGAACTTCGTGGAAGGAAACTGTTCATAAATATAATGGTGTATAACATAATTTTACCGTAAATAAGATTTGTAAATTCTTAAAAGCTAAAAGCGTACAGAGTAAATTAAATAAATAAATAAATAAATAATATAGAACATAGAATATATGGAATAGAATAGAATAAAATAAATAAATAAATAAAACATATATTATTAAAAGGGGTTTACACAGTAAGAATGACAATGACAATGACAATAGAGTATTTTAAATTTTATTTTCTTTTATGAAACAAGTGGAGTTGTCAAAAGTTCTCAGCGACAAAACCTAATAAAGTCGCAAGAAAAAGGAAGGCGGGATTCTCATCTCAGGAACATTTTGGGTATTTCTCCTAGAATCTCCCTGAACTTCCTGAATCTTCCTGTTCTAGGAGATGGCTCCCTCATATCCCTGCAGACAGGGAGAACTCCCTGAATCTTCCTGCCCATCCGCAATCAGGGAGACGAGGGAGATAGTCCCGCCGCTGCCGTTCTATCCCTCATCCTCCTGACTATTCCTATCTTCCTTTTTCTTCCTCATCTTCCTGATTCTCCCTGCTCTCCCTGTATCAGGAGATATCACGATATTCCATGATAGTTGGCGTGCGGGCGCGTGCGGTGGCGATACTGCCCCAGCGCGGCACCAGACCGACGGAATCTGGCGATATCCTGACCGTGCGCTCTGGCGCGCGCTGGCGCATACTAGTACCATGGGGCGCGCGCGGCACGACCGCGCCACCGCCACCAGCAGGAGACCACCATGACCAGATCCGCCACCACCAGCACCACCCACGACGACGACGCCCGCGTGCGCCGCGCCGCCCACGACCAGCCGGAGACCGCCCACACCGCCGACGACGCGACCGCACGATACGCGTACGCGCGTGCCGCCGCGGGGCGCGCACGGTCATGGCGCACGCGCGCCGCATGGCACGACGCCGCCGCCGCCCATGCCGCCACCGCGGCACGCGCGACCGCCATGCTGACCGATCATGCTGCCGCCACCATATGGCGCGCCCGCCGCGACCAGCACCGCGCCGCCGCGACCGCCGCCCGCGCAGGCAGGCGCGACCGCACGACCGCCTGACCACCACCGCCCACGACCACACGCGACCAGCGCGCCACCCACCATGGCGCGACCACTGGCGTGGGTGGGGCGTGCGGGGCGCGCCAGCACGACCACCAGCGCGGGGCGCGCCAGCACGACCACCAGCGCGGGGCGCGCCAGCACGACCACCATAATTGCTCTTTACATAGAAAATAGGAAATCCCAAAAAATTCCAGAAATGGGATTTTTTTTTATGCCTTTTCAAAATTCATGAAACTTGTTGAAATCGTGCGACTGGACGCAATATTTGATGTTTGTGCCCTGCGGTGCGCAATAATTGCCCATTTTTGCCTGAATTTGCGTCGTGCGTTAAAACCCGCTTTGGTGCATAATTTTATCATAGGGAGGCAGGTACGGCAGAAAGCGTCGTCCGTTCTCTTCCCAGAAAGCGAGAACCATGGAAAACACTACCAATAAAGCAGCCGTAAAAACGCAAGGGCAGTTCGTAATAACCAGCAAACTCGACCCAAAATTCACCTACTCCGGATATTCTTGCCAGTGCGAAATTGTTTACCGTGACTACCTTGGTTGGTGCACAAAAGCAAAAGCACCCAAAGCTCTTCAGGCTTTTTACAACACCCACAAAACTGCAGACGGCAAAACCGTTTCACCCGCTGACGTTTTCTCACTGAAAGTCGTCCCAATGGCAACCGCCGACTTTGCTAAAGCAACCGCCAAAAAACCCGTCGACGCCACCGCAAAAGTTGACGCACTTTTGACCAAACTTTTTGAGGCAATTGGAACCGATCCAATTTTGTCCGCACACGCCCACGCCACCGTTACCAAATTTTTCGCCACCAACGCTGTTGCCAAAACCACCAATAAATAATTTCACCGCACGCGCGACCGCCAGCCAACCAGCTGGCGGTTTTTTTTTGCCGTTTCCCAGAACCACCGCACAGCACAGAACCAGCGATACCATTATTTGTCCGTATACGCCTGAAATTTCAATTATTCTCTCCGCAATGCATATTACCCTGCCCATGCTATTATTGCCCACACGCACCTACAACCACAATGCATCTGTAGTGTGTTATACGCCCAATTCAGCCACTGCCACACCATTAATGGGTAATTACCTGCCCACACCCATTATTGCCCAATCTTGCCCATTCTAGTGTCTCCTAGAATTTTCCTTATATTCCTGAAACTTCTGAAAGCCTGAAACTTCCTTCTTTTCCTTATCTCCCCTTATAAAAGTAAATTTATCATTTAAATCTCTCTTTGTAAAGAAAATAGCAAACCTGTTTAAATTCCTCTTTGTAAAGAAAATAGCGTTCATTGAAAAATTCCAGAAACTTGGTCTTAGATTGCGATTGCACACGATATTTGAACTTAATGCCGTACCACACATTATTTCCCACAACTTTCAATGAATTTCCACACGGGTGGTTTTTTCCACTTTGGTGCATAATTATGGTAGAGGGTACCTACCCTATTATATGAGATGAAAGGAGTTTATCATGACAGTAAATGAAGCAATTGTAAGACTTCAAAAAGCACGAGACAAAGGTTTTGGGAATTCTCAAATTGTATTGTTCCCTGAACAAGACGGTTATGACTCAACAATCTACAAATTCGAGGAAACTCAAGTTCAAGACTGCACAACAAATCATTTAGCAATGACAGTGGTTCTCATGGAACTTACACCTGTAGATATTGCTGAAAAAGCAACCAACGAATTTCACTATATTCTTGAAACAGAAGACAGTCATTATTATGAAATCGTCTTGGATACAGAACTTGATAATGCTTATGAGTATCTTGGTGACGCTAACAACGGTTTCAATGGTCATATTCTTGAGACAGCTTTGGTTTATAAAAGGTGTGTTTTTGAAGCTGAATTCAGCAATCTCACAATCCCTGTTCCTCCGTTGACAGAAATAAAATATATTAATTATTTTGAAGCTGGATTTACCAAAGAGTCATTTAAAAAGTATGCCGCTCAATACCGTTACTATGACAGTGGTTACGCAACAGGAACAATCGTGTATACTGACGACGAGAAATTCGGTTTTGCTGATTTATAAGATAATCATCGTTGGCTATTTATCATCACTTAAGTAGCCAACCATGATTACCTTGTTGAAGGTATTCAAGAAAGGAAAATCACATTATGAAACATTATATCTTTATTGATGGCATGTTAAAGGGAACTATGCTTCGTGCAGAGATGGAACCAAATAATCCTAAAATCAGAGAAGTCTCAGCAGACGATTATGAATATCATCAAATTACAAAGAAATGGTATGATAAAAATATCATTTCAAAAGAGACTTATGACAGATGCACCGAGGAAATGATAAATAAGTACAAAGATATTCCTTTGACCGAAGCACAAAAATCGTACGTATCCTCATTGGAGTGTGAGAAATGAAAACTTTTTTATCAGTTTTAGGAGAATTCTTAGCTATGATATTATTAGTGATTGTTTTGGTAGCTTTCATTATAATATTGTCAAGATAATCACCGTTGGCTATTCTCAGAGTAGCCAACCATGATTACCTTGTTGATAACAACAAGTAATTAAATAAATAGTTTCAAGAAAGGGAATGACATGGAAAAATACGATGATACAAAACTTCCAAATGAGATTGTCGAAAAGATGGAGCAGGAAATTCTCAATCGCAAACAACTTCGTAAACTCAAAGCAAAACAAGCCAAAGAAGAGTGTGATAAAACACAAGCAGAATTTGATGAAGAAAGAGAAAAACGCATTGCTCGCAAAAATTGGAAATTGAAGGATAAGAAGAAATCAAAGCGTAAAATGGCAAAAGCAAGCAGAAAACAAAATTGGAGGTAATTAAAATGTATTATCATGGCGAATGCCTCAATTGTGTTTCTTATGGCACAGACTGCGAAAGAGGATGCGAGTATAACTATGAACAAGAACCGTGTACTATGTACAAAGAATTTGTCGAAACAGAGGTGCAAAATGATTAAACGTTTTATATGTAAAATCTTTGGACACAAATGGGAAGATTGTTCATATGCAAACACAGAATCAGGAAATATTCATTTGTGTTGTAAGCGTTGCGGTGAAGATTATGAAATCATTCTATATTAGAAAGGAGTTATCATGAAAATGAAAACAATCAAGTATGTTGTCACAAAAGACTATGGCACCTGTAGATATATAAGTTCAAATCTCAGAAAGCACACGACAACGGTGATGTTTTCTTCAGGTGTTGAAATCGAGATACCAAGTGAAGAGATAGTTGAATATTGGTCATAATGCCACAAGACGGGAATTCTTGTTTATTAAGAGTTTCTGTCTTATGCCATTATTGGTGTAAAGAAAGGGAGGAATTATGTCAAAGTGTTTTGAAGAAAAAGCTATTACTTTTCATAAGGTAACAACTTTTGGGCACGATGATGAAAGTATTGAATGTGTCAGTTTTGAAATTCGAGAGGATGATAATACAATAGTATCTGGTGCAGACACTCTCGAAAACGCTATTGAGGTTTATAGCATTTCATACGAAAGGAGGAAATCATGATAGTTTGTGAAAATAAAAACTGTTATTTTCGAAATACCATTGGTTTATGTGGCAGTGCAATTCTTTCTATTGATGAAAAAGGAAAATGTAATTACTTTTTATCAAGAGAAAAATATGAAAAAGAGAGAAATTCAGTTTCAAAGGAAGAGTATGAAGAAAACATAAGAAAAATAGCTTTAGAGGAAAAGAGAAAGAATTCACTTCCGAAAGTTTCAAAGTCTTTGTGTAATAAACTCAAAAAGGAGAAAATATGAAAATGGAAATAGAACTCATTAAAGGTCATAATTGTCCAGAGAAAAATCTCAAAATATTAGAAAACAATATCATTGATTCTCTTACTGAAAATACACTTAACTTTAGTAAGGATTTCATAAATGGTATGTGTTTCGTTTACAAAAGTGAAAAAGGAATGATGTCTAAAGAAGAATTCACAATTGTTATGCTTGGTAGTATGGCTAAAATGTTAACATCACCGATAACTGATGTACAAAGAGGTATTAGTTATGCCATAAACATCACGAGATACGACATGGAAAAAGACGAAGGTGGTATCGCTGAACTTGCTAATTTTTTTCCCAGAATTTACTGTTTCTATAGTTGTTGATAAGAACAACAAAACGACTTTTGAGGTTATTAAAAAAGCCGTTGGCACTGACGGTGCTATCGGCACAGAAGGCTAAAATGCAAAATATTCCATTTATGTAGAATGAAAAACCGTTATTTCATGTAAAATGGTGTATAAGCAGTTTATCCTTTCGAAGTGAAACGCTATCGGTGATTTAGACAAAATGATTTGTCCATGTTTGTCCACCGATAGCAGTATGAATGAGGTGGTGCTCATTCATTGAATAATCAGCCAGAAAGGATGAGATAACATGAAAGCACTTGGAGTGGCAAGATTATTACTAGTCAAAAAGGCAAGAAAGAGGGTGAAGAAGCGTGGCAAGTCTCAGCCTAGAAGAGATTAGGAAAGAACTAAAGAAACGTTACAAGAATTCTACAACTTGGTCAAAACGTATCGACAGAATGGACGATGGGCAAATATTTGCTATTTGGATGCGTATCGTCAACGTTGAATCAAAAGAAACAAAGCTACCTATAAAATAGCAAAATAACCTATAAAATATTAAAAGGAGATTATCATGGAAGCAAAAACCAAAACCAAAGGTAAGTTTATTATCAAGAGTAACTACGATAAAGATTTTATTTATACTGGTTACAGCAGACAGTGCGAAATCATGTTCAGAGATTATATGAACTGGTGTGCAAAGAAGAAAGCACCAAAGGCTCTTCAAGACCATTACAACAAAGTTGTTGCTGCAAATGAAAAGCTTGAAAAACCTGTTTTCTATCTTGAAATGGAAGCAATGACTGAAGAGCAGTTCAATGCTGTTGCAAAAAAGGCTCCTGTCAGAAGCGTTGAAGCACCCAAAGATTTTGTTGTTCCGAAGATGGGTGATATTGTTGCTGAGACAACAAAGTCTGCTGAGACTCAAGCACCGAAGCATACACCACCCGCTCAAGGCAAGGTATTTTCAATACCGACTGGGAACAAAACTGTTTCTAACAAGAAGTAAAAATAATAAACTTATTAAATATAGGCGGTTATTAATGACTGCCTATATTTTTTAGAAAGGTAAAGCCATGGAAAAGCAAAAATCTTTAATGGAAGTTTATGATGATGTCATGAACGACCAAATGCATAAAACAGATTACGAAACAGACAATATATCAATTGATAACAAAGATGGTTCAATATTGATTGATAACATTCCAATGAGTATAAACAATTGGGCAACTAGTCAACTATTTCAGAAAATGGACATGCCAACAAAATACTTTTCGGAATTGTTAACAAAAGACCCAGAGCTTGCATCTTATCATTTTAATAAAGTTTTTAAAGACAATCCTAGAAAATTGTTAATAAGAACACATGATGATGTTTTTAGCAATAAACCTTGCATAAGAGGAATATTATCAAATTCATATTCAGTGCTTGATAACATCACAGCTATGACCTCACTTATAAATATTTTACCAAAATTCGGAACAGAAACCACTCTTCAAAGCAGTTATTGGGAAGACAGATATTTTCATTTAAGAATTTTGTTCCCTGCAACACAAAAAGAGCTTGGTTTAACAACAAGAAATGTCGGTGATATTGTACAAGCTGGAGTTGATATCGTAAATAGCGAGGTGGGATATTCATCCTTGAATATTGCCGCACTTGTTTGGCGTCTTGTTTGTACAAATGGCATGCGAAGTGTTACAGAACAATCGTATTTTTCTCAAAGACATATTCATGTTGAAACTGATACATTTACTAACAATATGAGCTTTGCAATATACAATGGTATAAAAAGTGCTATTGGTACAATTGAAAAATTTGAAGCTTTAAAATCGTTTGATTGTACTGATTGCATGGACATGATTCCTGTTATTGGTGAAGAATTAGATATTCCAAAGTATATTGTTGAAGATGCTCAAGAAGAGTGGCAAACTGAAGAAGATTCAACATATTATGGTATTGTTAATTCCTTTACCGCTGCTGCAAAGAGATTAAATAATGATTTACGTTTGGAAATCGAGAAGAAAGCATATACCATCCTTTGTTTCACTGTGAACAAATGGCAAAGAATACAAAGAATAGCAATTCAAAATCAAATAGGAGAATAAATAATATGGTTAAATGTATAATAACTATAATTGGAATTCTCGTTGGTGCCATTTTAGGTTCATTTTTGGGAGTAAAATTAGCATATTGGATGATTTATAGAAAATAAAACAACCCACTATTGATACAAAGGAGAATATAACATGGATGAAGCAAAAGCGTTTGAGGAACATCAAGATTGGTTAAAGATGGCTGCATGTTATTGGTTAAAGAAAATGAAACAATGGGGAATAGACTTGGATTATGATGACTTAATACAAATTGCATCATATGGTATGTTGAAAGGTTTAAAGACTTATGATGGAGAAAAAACTGCTTCGTTAAGAACATGGATACATACTCACATAAACAACGAAATACTCAGAGAAGTTAAGAAACAGAATAGAAAAATAAAAACGTTTAGCTTAACTTTATTAGATTCTGAAGATGATTCAGAAACACAACAAGAAATACCATATATTGAATATGGTTATGATAACGTAGAAAATTCTATTCTAATAGAAAAAGTCAGGAAAATACTCACTAATAGAGAATTCGAAATAGTTTGGTTAATTGCTGTTGAGGGGAAGAGTCAAACAGAAATTGCTCCAAGATTTGGTGTGCAACAGCCACAAATTTATAGAATTCTTAAAAATGTACAAAACAAAATACAACAATTTAAAGAGGAGTTGTGAATATCATGCATTATGAATGTCGTGAGAATCATTGTGAATGTAAAGATATAGCGTTTTGTTGTGCAAGTTGCAACGAACTCAAAGATTGTGATTTTGTATGTGGTTATCTCTTGGATACTGTTGAATGCACCATGGATTTACAAGTAGAGGTAAATGACAATGGCAAATAAATGGTGCAACAAAGGTTCTTGTGAAAAACAGATAGAGCCATCTAATTTATGTTGTGTACAATGTCCATACAAAGATAGCTGCAGCGAAATGTGTGAATATCTTAATAAAGATGACGAATGTATGGTGGGAGAACAAGTCGAAGATGATTGATTTATGTACAACATGCAGATACAAATTTGGTGACGATGAGTGTGACGGTGGTGAGACCTATGATGACTTTGGGTACACCACCGCATGCCCAAATTATGAAGAATTAAGCATAGAAGAACAATATAGAAAGGATACGATGTAAAATGAAACCAAACATATTATTAGTTGATGAATCGTCAGAAGATGAAGCACTTGTATATCAATGTGAATGTAGCGAATGTAAAACAAAATTTGAATTTTTTATAAATAATATTCAAGATAATTATATTAAATTTTGTCCAAATTGTGGTTGCAAATTTGACCATATTATGAGAATTTAAGGAGAAGTAGCCATGGAAAATAAAATTATACTTTGCAACAATGAAGATTGTATACACTGTATCGTTGGTTTAGCAACTGGTATCAGAATCTGTGAAAAAGATAGTATTAATTTGCATTTTGATTCTCTTGGAAACCAAACAATTGCTATATGTGACTCTTCTGAATATGCAAATGCACCCAACAACATCACAGGAACAATTGAGCAAGTTATCGAAAAAGATGATAAAATGGAAATTGTTTATAAGACTCCTGTAGGTCAAATTAAGAACACAATACTCAAAATTGGCACAAATATCAAAGAAATACCACTTGAACCTGTAAAATTTCAAGATGATGTAAAAACATCATTTCATAATGCAACATTATATCGTGTCATTGGTGCTGATGTGATTAGTATTTTAAAAGAATATAACAAATTAGAAAAATATTCTGAAGATAAACTTGTTGAATTATTTGATTTTATTGAACACAGTATAGATTTAAATGCATATCCTCACATTCATCACCTCATAGAATTGTTTGAAAAAGAAGGATATCTAGATGATAACTAATCATCTAATGATAAATAAAAACATTTGTTATCGAATGTTGTGACAAAGGAGATGATTCCATTGGTTTAGTATTATATTATATTATATTAATTTAAATTGACCTTTATGGTGAGTAAACATTAGTAGTAGTAATAGTATCATTTCAGGAGTCTGAAAGTTTATGTGTAGAGTGATGTGTCACTTCCTGCTGGGTGACGGTTAACATAACTCGAGTAGACGAGCACCCATCGAGTTCCAAAGGAGTCTCAAAATAAGTGAACTTACTTAATGGTTCTGCCTGAAATTCTTTTTTTTAAGGAGTATGTTATGTACATAATAAGTCAAAATAAACAAGTTATAGCAAAAATGGAAGAAATTTATGTTATAGAAAAAGAATATAATTTTTGCATAGAAAGTCGTAAAGTTGTATTTGGTACCTACGCCACTCTTGAAGAATGTTTAAAAATTATAGAAGAAATAAAACAAGCTATTTTGTCTGATATAAAAGTTTATACTTTGCCAAAATAAATCTAATCTAATCTAATCTAATCTAACCCAACCCAATTTAATCGACGGAAGGAATATGACATAGATGATTAGTGCGATATTGTTTGACAATAAAATTGTTGTTAGTTGTCCAATAGAAGAAAAAGAAACAATTAAATGTATTCCAGGATGCACTTGGAACGATAAAGTAAAAGCATGGTCGTTTCCATTGAATTATAAGGTTTATACTACTCTTGTTAAACAAATTCCAAATATTAAAATTTCTGATGATATAATTAAATGGATTAGTCATTATAAAAGATTATGTAATGATATGCTTGCTATAAAAAATATCACAGACATTACATTGCCAATTAATAAAGAATTAAATGATAAATTGTTTTCTTATCAAAGAGTTGGCTCAAATTATATGCAAAAATACAAACGTATTATTAATGCTGATGACATGGGTTTGGGAAAAACATTACAATCTATCTGCGCAATCGAAATTGTAAATCCAAAATATATTCTAATAATTTGTCCAAATTCATTAAAATTTACTTGGGAAAAAGAAATAGCAAAATGGACAAATCGAAAATCTTTGGTTATTCATGGCAATGATAGAAATATAAAAGCAAAACTTATCAATTCGTATGAAGAAGGATATTTTATAATAAATTATGAATCGTTTAGATTGTTTCCTCAACTTGCTAATTTCAACTGGGATATAACCATCATGGACGAAGCACATCGACTCAAAAATAGAAAAGCATTACACGTTGTTGCATGTAAAAAAGTTAAATCAGAATATTTATGGCTGCTCACAGGAACGCCAATAGAAAATAGACCATCAGAATTATGGTCTTTATTGAATTGTCTATACCCAAAGACTTTTAGTAGTTATTGGCTTTTTGTTGAACAATATTGTTATATAAAAGAAATCACAATTACTGATGCGTCTGGAAATGAAAGAAAAGCAATGATTCCAGACTTCTCAATTTGTCCTAAAGAACTTCATGAATTGATAAATCCAATCATGATAAGGAGATTAAAAACAGAAGTTCTCAAAGATTTACCAGAAAAATTGTATCAGAATATCATAATAGAATTAGCACCTGAAGAAAGGAGAGTTTATAAGGAAATCATTAAAGATATGATATCTATGGTAAATGAAGACACTATTATAGCGACACCCACTGTGCTTTCTCAATATACAAGACTTAAACAAATTTGTATTTCTAAAGAATTGTTAGGAGAAAATCGTATTAATATACATAGTGCAAAATTAGATGCGTTAGTTGAATTAATTGATTCTTCAGTTGAAACGCACAAAATAGTAGTCTTTACAACATTGTTGGAAGCTCTGAAATTGGTTAAGGACAGACTTTACAGGGATATTGGGATAGTAGCCTTGGAAATTTCTGGAGAGGTTAAAACAGTGGACAGGCAACGCAATTTAGAGTTGTTTCACAATGACCCAAATAGTAGAGTAATGTTAGTGACTATTCAGACAGGTGGAGTGGGTTTAGATTTGACACCAGCTGATATATGTATAAATCTTGATAAACATCCTAATCCCATGAAAAATATACAAGGTGAAGATAGACTGTATAGAATAGGTCAAAAGAAAAATGTAACTATTTATAACATAATAGCAAAAGATACTATTGAAGAATATATGGAAAATATGTTACTTAAAAAAGAAACACAATTTATACATGTAATTGACGGAGAACTTGTTTTTATAAATAAATATTTTAATACACTTATGCAACATTGGAATTTTTAATCTGGAATTAATTTTAGTGTCACAATGTAAAATATCGTGTACGCAGTGAATGTGTCAACAAATTATCACAAAAAAAAAATAATGTATGGAGGGGAAACAAAATGGCAGACAAGGTTATAATCACAGGAGAATCAACCACAGCACCAGCTGAACCAAAACAGAAAACCGTAACTTTGCAGGGAAAGAAAATAGTACCAACAAGCGGAATTTTCTTGATTTCAAACGACAAGGGAGACTACAAGTATGTAGGTTGTTCAACAAGAATTGAAGTTTGTATAAAAGATTATTTCAAGTGGCTGTCTGATGGCAAGCACGGAAACACAGACATGCAGAAAGCTTATAATGCAAACGGAAACAGACTCAATTCAACTATACTCAAAACTTGTCCCAAAGAATCTTTTACAACTGAAAAGGCTCTTGCTTGTAAGGAACATGGCGTTGCTATGAAAGTTCCGTTTTCCAAGGATGTCATAGAAGCAAAGGATATTAAAGTTTAATAGTGGTTGTTGGAGGTGAACAAGGTTAACTGTTTATACAGTTAGCCTTGTTTTAATTTAAATCTGTTTGTTTTGTTGTTGTTAATTTATTTTACGCTATTATCATTATTAAACATTATTTATTAAAAATAGAAAGGAAACATTATGGATTTTACTTATTCTCAAATATCTTGTTATAAAAGATGTCCTTTGAAATGGTATTTTAGGTATTATGCATTGTTAAAACCAAAAACAATTGCAAAACCATTGGAAATGGGCTCATATATTCATCACCTACTTGATAAATTTTACAGTACTTTTGACACAGAAGTCGCAAACGATATAAATTTAGTCAACGAACATGTTCAAAAACAATCTGAAACTTATTTTGAAGATAAAACAAAAGGAATGTTTGAAGAAGAAAAACAAACCATGAATGAAATTAAACAAGAAACTGACGAAATAATAAATAGATATATAAACAAATGGAAATCAGATATGCAAAAATATAAAATATTATGGACTGAAAAAGAATTCGCAATAAAACTTCGTAGTCCTAGCGGAAGACGTACTCAAGATGTTTTGAGAGGAAAGCTTGATATGGGAGTTGAAGATGTTCACGGAATGACATGGTTGATTGAAGATAAATCAACTGCTTATTCTGTGGATAAAAGGATAGATGCTATTGACCTTGATGAACAAATGGATTTTTATTTTCTAGCTTGTACATATAATCCAACAATTCTTCCAAATTTTGCTGGCATTATTTATAATGTCATTAGGAAAAAAGCACCAACAATACCAAGAATGCTACAGAGACCAGCAGGAACTTTAAGCAGAGCAAAAGATATTGATACAACATACGAAATTTATATGGATACTATTAAATATTATGGATTAAATCCAGAAGATTACGTAGACATCTTAACTTTACTTAAAGAAAAGGGTGATACATTTTATGGAAGAACAATAGTAAATCGTTCACAAGAAAAAGTCGCCGATATATCAAAATCTTTATTTTATGCTGTAAAAAAGATAAAAGAAAATATAAAATTATTTGAAACGATACAAGACATGAATGTTTTTCACAAATCACCAAGTCTAATGTGTCCTAGAGACTGTAGTTATTGTGAAATGTGTATTATGCATTCTAAGGGTGCTGATTGGATAGATTATGCTAATCAGTCTTTTGAATTATATGATTCAACGACACCAGAGCTAGAAGGTACAGAACTAGCCTTTTGAAGAATTTAAAAGGTGGTTGAGAAGTAAAATATTCGTAAATGCTTTCCATGGCATTCTCTTTCTGTAATAAGCTATAAATCACATATTATATTACTTCCCAAATATAATAAGCGTGATTATAGCTTATTACATACTTGAGGGGGAAAGGCATATTGACAAGGTTCGATTCCTTGTACCCTCACTCTTCTGTTGTTTCAATTCCAGTTTTAAGAAATCTAACGAAAGGAGGAAGATTTTTGATTAATTTAGGAGGAATACTTTCTAACAGTACTATTAGCGTAAAAGAAACTATGTATTATCTAAAAGGACTCTATTATGGTCCATCAGGAGTGGGTAAAACAGTTTTGGCTGGTACAACACCAAATTTATTCATTGTTTCTGCTGAAAAAGGTTTGTTAAGTCTTAAGAATCCAGATTTAAAAAACATTGTGAATCAAGATGCAAGAGTTTTCTATTTAAGCAATTTCATAGAGATGAATATGATATACGAATTTTTGTATAATCATTGTCGTTTGAGAGATATCTTAGTTAATATGTTGAACAATAAGGAAATGGCAAACGATGAAAAATTCCTATTGAGGATTGAAAAAGTAAAAGATTCACTTTGGTCTCTTGAGCATGATGTTAGTTTAGAACCAAGACTTGGTAGAGAACCACAACTTTATTATGCTGTGGTAATTGACTCTTTAACAGAACTTCAGAAAAGAAGCATGGATAGAATTCTTGATATTAAACATCAAATGGTAGCCAACAACCAACCCATAACACCTGTAGAAAATGATTCAATTGACATTCTCGAAGATTTTTCTAGTTTTGAAGTTCCTGCAGCTACACTCCCAGATTATGGTACAAATACAAATCAAATGAGAAAACTTATTAGAGCTTTCCGTGACTTACCTATGCATGTCATTTTTACTGCTTTAGCAAGAGAAGAAAAAGATGATATATCTGGAGAAATTATTACAAGACCAGCATTGACAGATAAGTTAGCTGAAGATGTGTTCGGTTATGTTAATGTTGTGGGTTACTATTATACAAGATTAGTTAAGAGTGAAGATGGTAAAGACAATATAATCGAAAGAATTTTACAGGTTCAACCATTTAAAAACAGAGTGGCAAAGGATGGTTCTGGAAGATTAGGAAATGGAATAAAAAACCCAACATTTACAAAAATTATGGAATTAATAACAGGAGAAAATAAAGTAATACCAACAAACTAAAACGGAGGTAACAAAATGTCACTGAAAAAGAGATTAGATTTCACAGATGTTGAAAGTGGTTTTAAAACAGTTCCAATTGGAACGTACGAAGCTTTCGTGTTCAATATTGTTCCTAAAGTATCACAAGCAGGAAACGAAATGTATCAGGTGGCTTTCAAAATAGCTGATGGAGAGCATAAAGGAAGACAAGTGTTTACAAATTTAACTTTTGTTGACACAGCTATGTTCAAAATTCGTGAATTTCTTGAAGCTTGTAAAGTTCCAGTTCCTAGCAAAGCTATAGATGTTGATTTTGCTTTATGCATTGGTAAAAAGGTAAGAATAAAGATTAGTCATAAACCAAGTAAAAAAGACCCTAATGAGCCTTTTGCTAATATAGACAAGGTTCTTCCATTAGATTTTGGTTTAGGTATAGATGTTCCGCCAGATACAGAAGATACAGACGACGACGTACCGTTTAAATAATTAACAGGGCAACATTTGCCGTATAAGTGTTGCCCTATCTTTCTGGCTGCTATAAGCTGCCGATTTCTGCCAAGGGATAGCGTCAATTCAATGAATCTTCTGGCAATGTTGAAATTAATCACACAAGGGGGGTCGCCGCCAAAAAATTTTACCGATGGGTGCGATTCGTTAAAAAATTTCGGGAAAATTTCGGGCCTGTGTGATTTTTTCCGTTCATAATGTGTAGACCATTGGATTGCCACCGTGG